GCCTGGTCTTGTCAATACAGGATCAGTCTTGCACCCATTTCTAGAACACTCGAAAGAGGAACTAGAAATTGAGATCAGCGTCGTCATGCTCTGAGCAATCACCGTCAACCATCTTGGATATACGTTCGATACGTCTTTGACGTACCTCATCGTATTTCCGCTTCTGAGCGTCTAGCTGCTCTTGCCGGGCAAGAATCTTGTGTTTCTTGCGGAAGGCAACCAGCTGCTCAGGAGTAGGTATAACCTGAGATGATCGTAGACTACTAGTCTGCGGTTTAGCGTTGGCGTGAGCCTCAGCTGTTTTACAAACAGTAGTAGGACGATGAGAGATAGAGACCTCGGGAGGCTCTTGGGAGGTGTCGACTAGTATACTAGTTTCAACACCTTTTACATCAGTCTTGCTCTCAACAAGATCACCTACAACAGTTGTATCAATCTTGCCAAGAATCTCATTGAGTTTCTTAGCTTGAGTGATCTCTGACGTGGCTTTCTTGTAGGAAGCTTTCCTGAAGTCCCATTCTCTTTTGATCGGTAGTTCCACTGACGTGGACCGGTCGGTGCTGACATAGCCTAAGGTTCCGTAGCTCGGTAGTTTATCTACCGGGTCGAACTTCGCCTCGACATTTGGTCGAGCTTCGGCTCCTCCAAACTTCGGGTATGCAGATGATGCATATGAAGTGGAAAGATCCTTGGCCTTCGGCACCACCTTACTAGTCTCCCTTTCTTGTTCAGCTCTCATAAAGAGAGTTTGCAAGGTGATTCTTTCAGAATCACGGGAGGCCGGAATGATGGCTGTCATCAGCGTGTTCACACCAATTCTCTCCATAAGAGAGACTGGTGTGGCTGAGTTTGAGTACTTGATTGTATTAAAGCAATCAAGATGATACTTAGATATGGAGTCGTGAAGATCACGAACCCATCTAGGTACTTTAGGGTCTAACCCAGCTGTTGTGAACTTTTCTACATTTTGTAGGGAGCCTTCAAGCTCAGATATAAATCTAGGCTTAAGGGGATAACAAGATGACCTGGTAACCATATGGCTGCAGAATTCTGCGAACCTATCGGATACCATGGTCTTATCATTGTTGATCTTACCGTTAAAACCGGTAACCATATCCATATATGCTTGCGCATATCTGGATTCGATGATTAAATCATCGCCTACACAGGCAAAATGCCCCGTAGAGAAAGAACCATCAACTTGGTAGACTGCACTCGAAGCAAAAGTCGCGTTCATAATGGTAAGGATAGGAAAAGAAGGACGTAAGCCTAACGGCTGTCCTACTGTCCATCCTACCTCGTTACCTGGGATATTACATAAGTCAGCAATATGGCCTGGAATAGACCAATTACTGTCTGATGTATCTTCGAATAATTCGAAGCTCCTAGATAGCATTGGGAACCTATTAGGTTCCTTATAAACACGTGAGAAGTAAGAATGGAGAAACTTCTTATAGTCAAGGCGATCTGTCGCCGATGACATATCGAAGCTACTAAGGGATATACCCTCGCGCAGTTTTTGCTGCGCCCATTCGAACCCTGCATTTTGGTCTAGTACGAAGTAGCCATCTCGCTTATAATAAGCGTGAGATAGTACCTCGCCTAGTGGACGATTGATATACTGGACTAACCTATTAGGG